CATTCCCTTCGTTCATTGAGCGGGCAAAGCGACGCGCAGACCCGTTTGAGGTTTGGGGTGATGGGCACCAGACGCGGGACTTTGTGCACATTGATGACATTGTCGCAACCGTTAACGCAGCGATTGATCAGGACTATCGTGACCCGCTGAATATCGGAACCGGGCGACCGACATCGTTCCTTGCCCTTGCCGATCTTGTATGTAGCGAAGTTGGGTATAAACCAGAAATTGTTACATACCCAGAAAAGCCAGTTGGGGTTTTCTGGAGGGTATCCGACCCAGTAATGAGCTTCCAGGTGTACCAGCCAAGAATCACCCTAGAAGAGGGGATCAAGAGGGCGCTTTTGACACGCTGACCGAAACGCTCTAGGATGCCCATAGAAAGGGGGGCTGTATGGAAGAAGTAATACGGCTTTACAGAATTGACGAGGTTGAAAAAAACCTTAAAGAGTGCAGGTCGGAAATTGTGGCGCACGTGACGCACCAGAAGAAGCTGCGTGTGGCTGAGCTGACCAACTGGTCTCAAACTCAAGAGTTCCTTACCCTTGCCGTTCGTGTATATGAGGCTGTTGGCAACGGGGTTGAATTCCAAGACCTTGCCAGAAGGGGAATTAACTCTGCAGACGATGCGAGAGCCGCAAGGAAGTGGCACGATGAAAACCCAGGACGATGGTCGCAGGGAGGAACCAGTGCCGAATAGTTCAGTAAAGACATTTGAAGAAACGTTTAAAGAAATCTACGATGAGGCGTATGAGCTTCTTTGCGAGAAGCAGGCCCGATATGGTGACTCCAACATTGAGCAGCTTGGACTGCACGGAGTAATCAGCCGTATCGGGAACGACAAGATTGCTCGAGCGCGAAAGTTCATGCAGGGCAAGATTGTTGACGGCCATGTGATCCTTGACCCACTTGACGAGGGCACATACGAATCCCTTGCAGACACTCTTCTAGACATCGCAAACTACGCGCTCATTGCCGTCGCGCTTCAACGCGGATTGTGGGGCGCGCCGATGGAGCGAGATTTGCCGGGGCGGCCAAAGAAGTGAACCCACAGTTCATTGAGGCGCTTAAGGCGGCCAAGAAGGAAGGAAAGATTGACGCGGTCAGGGAGGGCATGCGGTCACTTCACTCGGCGACTGCATGGGCACAGGCTCAGGAGGGTGACAGTGAGTACCATCGCGGACTTCGCGACGGAATAGTTTTAGCAATGGAGGCGATTGGGTATAACCGATGGGAAGCACAACGCGGTATGAAGTCTGGAAACTTGAACGATCAGAAGAAGGGATAGGTTACAAATGGGCAATATGGGACCAAGCCACAAACACGGTGGCAAAAAGCGGATTAGCACAAACGGCAGACGACGCCGTAGAAATAACGACGTTCTGGATTGGTTTTCTGACCGATATCGCAAACCGACTCCAGCAGCAAAAAAGATAACGCAGGTGTGGCTGGCGAAATCGTTTGCCATGAGCAACGCCAATTTAATCCCGCTCGTCGGCGGAGAGGAGCTCAAAACCATTGCCGCTGAAATGATGGAGGTCGCATCTACGATTGGCGGTGTGCACGGTTGCAAGATCACGCTATCTGAACCACGAGAGGGCGATCCCTATTACGAGAGCGATATGGAAATGATCATTGATGGCATGCGGCACGATGTGGTTATCTCATCGCTTGACCTGAATGAACTATTGACATCATCCGTTGGCTGGATTAACCGCAGGGGCATCAAGTGAGCGCATCTGACCGACTTCGCAAGTTGGTTGAGCATGCTGTCTCGGGGGACACGACCCCAGTTTTAAGGGGGATTGGTATTAGCCAACGAGGGAAGGTTGAACTTTTCTCTAGGCTGGCATATATTGCAGGTCTTAAGAGAGCTCTTGAGATAGTGGAAGAGTATGAAAAGGAGCAATCAGATGGCGGACGCCAAGAATCTAGTCGTTGACAACCGCGGGCGACCGCTGGATGGCTGGCACTGCACTCAGTGCGAAACAAAGATTGACGACAAGGTAATGGAGGGCTATCCGGCTACGATTGACCCAAAATATAAGAAGGCAACATGCCATAAGTGCAGGAAGGTGAAGGTTATTAAGAAATGGGATCAAAAGTAATTCGGCTGGCACTAGCCGCCATATTCATAGCTACTGGGTTTTTCGTCTTTGCGCAAGAAGCTAACGCGGCTAAAAAGAAATCATTTAGGGCAGTAAAAACATGGAACCAAGGCTATAAAGAAAACTGGGCATTAGACAGAATTAATCAAGTTCACTGGAGGCTTGATGGGTCCGTTCTTCCAACCCAAGGAGCTGGAGAGGGTATAACTATTTATGTAATTGACACTGGTGTGGGCAGTGATGACTGCAACGGTCACGGAACGGTGGTCGCAAGCATTGCTGCTGGGAGCGAGTATGGCGTTGCTCCATCATCCGATGTCGTAAGCGTCAAGGCGCTTGACTGCGACGGCGCGGGGACAGCTCAAGACGTCATCGCTGCTGTTGAGTGGGTTTCGGAAAACGCAAATCCCGATTCTTCGGTTGTCAATATGAGCCTAGGTGGGCCATTGAGGCCAAGCGTTGACACCGCAGTGGCTGAACTCTCTGCAATAATGCCAGTCGTTGTGGCCGCTGGAAATGAATCATCAAATGCATGCAACCGATCTCCGGCAGGGGTTCCAGAAGCAATAACCGTAGCAGGATATGACAGGAACAACCTCAGGGCAATATTCTCAAATTATGGAAGCTGTGTTGATATTTGGGCGCCAGGAAGTGCGATAGATGGGATAGACAAGGGCGGGGCAAGGGTTCAGTGGAGCGGAACAAGCATGTCAACTGCTCTTGTGAGCGGCGCGATAGCATTTATTGCTAGTAAAAACAACATGACCACAAAAGAGGCTGCTGATTTAATAATGCAGCAAGCGGCGAGACCATACCTTATTGATGCTCGGCTAAACGGTAAGTCTGCCTACTCTCTTCTTTTAGGGGACTAAAACCTGCTACCCGACTTCGCTGCCGTAAAGTAGAACGTGCTTCCGCTTAGGTCCGCAGCGTAGACCAGCGCGTCAACAAGGTCGTCGTGTTCCCCGTTTGGAAACGCCGCCATCTCCGCTTCTAGGTCCTTGATCCCAGGTGCTCCCTTGAGATGGAAAACTTTTCCAGCCTCGTATCTCGCAGCAAGAGCCCTAGCGCGAGTAACCTTGTCTTTGTCTGGTCGGACTGGTCTGGCGGGAAGATTGGTTGTGCCAAGAATTTCGCGAACGAACGTGCTTTGGTGCTGGACCGCTTCAATGTTTACCGACTCTAGCGGTCGTGCGCTCTCTGTCATCTCTGGCGAGTGTGGGATTAGATACTGCGGCCAAAGGAGCTTCGGTCCGTCATCTGCAACAAGATCTCCGTCCCTAGTAACTCCAGTAATCCAGTCTCGGTGACCCTCCACTAGCCGAGCTTTCCACGCGCCAATAACGTAAAGGTTATGATCAGCATCTTCCACAACCTCCACACACGACGTGTAGTCACTTCGCTCAGATGCAGAGGATGCAAGGTCAATTCCAACCCTCCGAGCCCCAGACGGGACGCTGTCGGTTTGCTTGAACCTGTCGTACCTAAAGATGTTTCCGCCCATTGAGGTGACGTCGTTCTGGAACTGCAGCATGAAAATAGGACTTCCGAGTTCTTCTCGCTTCTTGTCCATGTCTGCAACCGTATACATCTCTGGCCAGAGAATCTGATCGCCCTCAACCGCCCGCCTAAGCATGACGGGCGTTCCCTTCTCCTTGAGGTCGTTATAAAAATCGTCTTCGTGCCAACGGGTTCCGATATACCAGCGCTTGGCCCCCGGCACAAGCATTGGGTCAACAACTTGCCAGTAGGTGTCTTGCGCTTTCTGGCGCTGAACGGCAGTGGCGTTTTCCTTCATGCCAACCATGTCGTCGCCAATTAAAATGTCTAGACGGGCACCAGGCTTAATTGAGCCAAGTCCGTCAGCAAAGCATGTGGCATCTTTGCCCATGTTGGCACCCTTGATAGTCCAGACCTCATCCGTCCACTTGGGACCAACAACCCCGTCTCTTGCCCATTCAAAGATCTCAGCAAAATGTGGTGATTCAATAATTGCCTTGATTGCACGAGAGCGCGCAAGAGCATCTGAAAGCACAGAGGTAAGAATGCCAACCCTAATCTTTCCTTGGCTTACACCGATAAGGCGAGCCACCCTATGAATCAGCTGAGTTGTCTTGGCGTGTCCGCGCGGCATCAAGACAAGTGCTCTGTCGTTCTTGTCTAGGAAACGCTCCATTTCCCTGAGGTGCTTGGGGAAGACAAGATTTCCGACGTATTCCGCAAATGCTGCGTCAGACGTCTTCGCTTGCTGTCTCA